CGAGGTTTGGGAAGAAAAGATCGAGGAGACGACGGTTGATAAACTGAAAGTACTGTGTCGGGACTACACGGAAGGCGTAGTGCCTGAGGATGCGATTGTTCTCACGGCTGGAGTCGACGTTCAAAAAGATCATTTCTATTACGCGATTCGCGGCTGGGGTTATCAGGAGGAGTCGTGGCTGATCAAAATCGGCAGGGTTGAATACTGGGAGGACATAGTCGATGTTTTGTTTAATGCGGAATATCCCAAGATCGATGGCAGTGATTCTCTGCAGGTTTATCTGACATGTATTGATTCCGGCTACCGGACGGACGAGGTCTACCAGTTTTGCCGTCGCTGGCATGACAAAACCAAAGCGGTCAAAGGTCAGGAGGATATTTCGGGCGGTCGCTTTTACCGGGCATCGAAAATCGACATCAATTCCAGAACCGGCGCCGTTATTCGAAACGGGCTTGTCCTCTGGAATCTTAACGTCTCGCAATATAAGGACAAAATCAACCGCCTAGTCACTTCCAAAGACCCTGCCAAGTGGCATCTTTTTCAAAACCCGCCGGATGAATACTTTCAACAGTTCTCAGCGGAACATAAAGTTTTGATCCGCAATCGCAATACGGGCTCTGCCCGAGAAGTCTGGCAGAAAAAAAAGGCATCAATTGCAAATCACTATCTCGATGCGGAAGTTTATGCCGTGGCCGCGGCAGACATTATCCGAGCTTTGAATATCCGCAGAAATGATGCGGCACGGCCAAACAAACAAGCCCGCGAAGAAATTGCACGCGCCAAATGGATCCCCCAGCGGGAAGGAAGATGGCTGTGAGCGGACAATGGATTAACAGACCTAAGGGATGGCTTAAAGACTGGCAGAATGAACCGGAAGCTAGGCCTGTCGGTCGTCCGGTTAATGACGCTGATGATTATGGCGTACCGTTCACTCCGCTTCGGTGTCCGAAATGTGGAAGCAAGGACATCAGATGCTACGTGAGCCGACCACCTCTGAGGTACCACATTTGTCGCAAATGCACTTATAAGTTCAAATCAATCGAGGTTGAGCCCGAAAAATAATTAATACTATTTTGTAGTATCGACCCCATTGCGGATATTCGAATTTATTTTATTATGACCTTAGAAGATAAAAAGCAAAACGACTGATCATCGTTTTAGCCCAATAGTTTCAGAAAGCCCGTTACCGTTCGAACGGCGGTAGCGGGCTTTTTTATTGGCAAAAAAGGACTGCAAATGAGCGCACCGACAAAACAGGAAATGCTGGAAAACGTGGAGACCGCGATTAATGCGCGGATGACCGGAGGTGCGGTTCAGTCTTATTCGATTGGCGGCCGGAATTTACAGTACATCAGCTTGAGCGAGCTCATCAAGTTGCGGGATCAGTTAAGGCGCGAAGTCGCCGCTTCCGGCGGAGCGACAACGTATGCGGGTTTCAAGGATCCATCATGACGAAATCATTTTCAGTGACAGAAAGTATTTCAAACGGCATCGACAATGTGATTGCCTTCTTTTCTCCGCGTGCAGGGTTCAAGCGAAAGATGTTTCGCAAGGCCATTAGCATCTCAAACGAGTTTTCTTCCTACAAAGGCGCGTCAAGGAACCGGCTTCGTTCCGCTTGGCTTCCGGGAAGCGGTTCAGCAGATGAGAATCTGCTTCCTGAACTTTCCAATCTCAGAGAACGAAGCCGCGACCTAAATCGAAATGACGCGCATGCGTCCGGAATTACGGGCACTATGACCACGAATGTGGTCGGATCAGGGATCAGACCTCAAAGCCGGATTGATCGGGATGCGCTCGGAATCAGCGAAGCTCAGGCAAACGAGTTCCAGAAAACAGCCGAGAAAATATGGAAACGCTGGACATCATATGCCGACGCTGGCGAGCGCATGGATTTTTACGAGCTTCAGCAGTTGGTTGACAGGCAGATCCTTGAAAACGGCGAGGCAATTATTATCCCCTACATGCTGAGAGATTCAAGCCGCCCCTATTCTCTGGCGCTTCAGGTTATTGAATCCGACCGGATGGACACTCCGCAGGACAAGCGAAGCGAGAAATCAGTACGCTCAGGTGTGCGGATCGGGATTAACGGCGAACCTGTTTCGTACTTCATTCAAAAAACGCATCCGGGTGATTTCAGATATTCGAAGCGTGAAGCAAAAACCTTTCTCGAGGTTCCGGCAAAAAACGAGTACGGCCGCAAAAACATTTTTCATCTTTATCACGTCATGCGCGCCGGGCAGACGCGCGGGATTCCTTTTTTCGCGCCGGTTCTGACTTATTTTAAGGATCTTGCGGAATATGCAGAAGCGGAATTGGTCGCGGCTCGGATTGCGGCGTGTTTTTCCCTTTTCATCACGTCCGAAACCTCAATGGATGTGGCGGTTAATTCTGCTTACGACCGGAACGCCGCTGGCCAGATGGTTGAATCTCTAGAACCCGGGATGATCAAGCATCTCATGCCGGGAGAATCCATCACTTCTTTCAATCCGCAGAGACCAGGCGCAAGTTTCGAACCCTTCGTGAACAGGATTCTTCAGGCGATCTCCGCGGCTCTCGGTCTTCCTTACGAACTTGTCGCAAAGGATTTTTCAAAAACAAATTATTCGAGTGCCCGGGCGGCTCTTTTGGAAGCGCGCCGGTATTTCAAGGTCAAACAGGAATGGATCGCGCGAAAACTCTGCCAGCCCATTTGGGAGATGCTTCTTGAGGAGGCTTATCTCAGGGGCGAACTTCCAGCTGACACCTTTTATGAAAACAAACGCTACTGGACAAATGCGTCGTGGATTGCGCCGGGCTGGGAATGGGTGGATCCCCTGAAAGAGGCGCAGGCCGCGGAGGTGGGGCTTAAAAACGGCATTGTGACGCATTCGGATCTTTATGCGGCTCAAGGCAAGGATTGGGAGGAAAGTTTTGAACAAAGAAAACGTGAACTCGACAAAATGCGGGAGCTCGGGCTTCCACAGGATGAACCGGATGGAAAAGAAAAAACGGAAATCAAAACGGATGAAGCTCCGGTTTCTGAATAACAACATGATGGCGATGCCGCGGGAGTTGACGGTCGAGTGCGAGCACGTGGAAGGAGTGAAGCATGCCAAATAAAGAACTTTTCAGGGCGGACATCGTCCGGGGCGGGGATGTCCGGGTTATCCGCGAACGCGAGGTTATCTCGGGCTTCGCGGTTGTCACAAAAGGCGTGACGCATGATGAGCGCGGCGAATTCGATGATTCAGCATTGGATTCTATCGTTGAACTCGGGAACCGTTCAAATCTCGGGATCAAATCGCGGTTCGGGCATCCCAATATGTCGAGCACAGCACTCGGGACGTTTCTTGGCCGGACAAAAAACTTCAGAAGGGACGGCGACATCGTCCGGGCGGATCTTCACATCGATCCGACGGCGCATGAGACACCGGACGGAGACCTTGCCAAATACGTCATGGATCTCGCGCAAAGCGATCCGGCGTCTTTCGGGTCGTCCATGGTGATTTACTGGGACGAGGAATACCGTAAGGACGACAAGGGCGAGGTGCTGACCGACGGCGAAGGCAATTCCTTGCCTCCGCTCATCCGCGCCAAAAAACTGTTCGCTGTGGATGTTGTGGACGAACCTGCGGCAAACAACGGATTTTTTCAGTTCATTAACGAAAGCGTCAAACCTTCTGTCGAGATGACAGGTTTTCTCGACAGGTTTCTCGAAACACCGGACGCCGTGGAACGGACAATCCGGTTTTTGGAGAAATACAACTTCAACAAAACTAAAAACAAATTAAAGGAGGTGAAAACCATGTTGAGTGAATTGACGGTTGAGATGCTCAAAGCCGATCGACCGGATCTTTTCTCTGCCATCCACGAAACAGGAATTGCGGACGGTGTGAAAAAAGGAACGGATGACGGCGTGAAGCTCGAGCGCGAACGCGCGGTCGCCATTTTCAAGAAGTCCCAAGGGTTTAAAGACATGCATGTCTTGGCGCTTGAGGCTGTTGAGAAGGGGCTGACCTTCGAGCAGGCACTGATCAGCTTTCAGGACAAACAGCTTGCCGGTCTTCAAAAGGCTTCGGTCGAGCCGGTGGGTCCTGACGCTGAAGAATCAAACTCGCAAAAAGGCATGACTCATTTCGAGCGTGCAAAAGCGTACAAGGCCGAACACGGTTGCACGATGACCGAGGCACTGCAGGCGACTGCGGAAAAACGAACGAAATAGGAGGAACACAAATGTCACAAATGAATTTAGGAGCAAAAGCATTTACGGCTGGCGAGGATCTCGAGGCTTACCGACGGGTGAAGCTCTCGGCCGGAAGCGGTTCTCAGGTCGAGTACGCGGATGCCGGTGAAGCCGCGATTGGCGTTACGGCCGCAAAAGCAAGTCAGGGAGATTTCGTAACCGTTGATCTTCAAACGACAGGACGCACGTTCAAGGTGGTTGCCGCAGGAGCTATTACGGAAGGCGCATCTTTTTACGCCGCGGATGACGGGAAGGTCAGCGCAACAGTCAGCGGTTCAATCATGGGCAAGGCTCTCGAGGCGGCTTCGGCGGATCTTGAAGTCATCGAAGGGCTCTTTGTCTAACACTAAATGAGGAGGAATTGACATGGGAGTTGATTATTCAGGTTCGAGGGCGACGCCCCGCCTTGATTTAGGGGTGGCGGTGATGGAGTACGTCGAGCAGGCCGACGAGTTCATCGGAACAAACATTCTGCCTATCTTTCGTACGCAGAAGCAGAAATCCGTTTTTCCGGCCATTACCCGTGAAAGCATCACGAGGGATGCGGACACAAAGCGTGCGGCGCGAGGAAACTACAACCGTGACGGTTTCAGCGCGAAGGATAAGTCCTACAACTGCGAGGAGCACGGTCTTGAAGGAGCGCTTGATGATAGCGAGCGTTCGATGTACGCCAGCGATTTCGATGCAGAGCTGGTGACGGTCAAGATCACGACCCGCAGGGTTTTGCAGGCGCAGGAAAAGCGTATTGCCGACCGGCTGTTTGATACAAGCCGCTTCACCGGTTCTGCGCTTTACACCGACGTATCTGCCAATCCGTGGGATAACGCGGCCAGCGCGGTGATCGATCAAATCCGGACTGCAAAGGCGAAGGTTCGCGCAAATTGCGGAATGCTTCCCAATGCCCTGATCTTGAGCTCGACCAACATTGAACGGCTCAAGGGCAACACGCAGATCGTGGATGCGATCAAATATACCGCGCGTGCAACGGATCAGGAGATTCGCAATGCTTTGGCGGACCTCTTCGGTCTCAAGTACATCCTTGATGGAAAAGCGATCAGAAACACCGCGAAAGAAGGCAAAGCGTTTTCCGGAGCTGACATCTGGAACGACGATTATGCTTTGGTCGCGCTTGTCGTTGAAAACGGTCAGGATCTTTCACAGCCGGGAATCGGCCGCACCTTTCTCTGGGAGTCAGACAGCCCCGAGAACGCTGTGGTCGAGCAGTATCGCGCTGAGGAAATCCGGAGTGACGTTTTTCGCGTGCGCCAGCATGTGGATGAACTGGTCGTGGACGAATATTTCGGTCATCTTCTGAAGGTTGATGCGTAAAGGTAACGTGAGCCGGTGAGGGGCCTTGAAAGAGGCCTCTCACCAATCAACCGGAGAATGAAGTATGGCTGAAGAATTTGTCACAAAAGAAGTTTGCAAGGAAAAACACGAAAACTCTGGGCGGGAATGCGGGCAGATCCGGAACCAGCTTCACGAACACACGGACAAGATTCAGGAGATCGATGTGCGGTTCGCCGAACTTTCCGGTGACGTGAAGCATATTAAAGACCGGATTGATAACGGCCTCAGCACGACTATCAACGAGATCAAAAACAAGATGGACGAGTTCATGCCGATCGTAAAA